TTTTTCACAATTTTCAAGCACAAGTCTGTTTTGAACGGCTTGAGGCAATCTTTTAAAATTTTCACACCATCTATCCAATGTTTTTTGTTTATCTCCATATTTACCCCCACCGTGTACTACCATTACAGAATCTTTTCCCATTTCCATCCTATCCAATACTTCTGCATGATAGCTTAAATCTGAAATAGTTTGATGAAAACATTTTTCATTTGGTGTCCCCACTACATTATATTGACCTGGATGAAATGTGAGTCTATGATTCATAGATCTAGCGTATTTGCCAATTTTTTTTAGCAACTTATCTGCAAAATCCATTGTATAATTTTCAACTTTAGGATTACTTTTATGTGGAAATAACTCACTTGAAATCCGCAAAACTTTAATACCATTTGCTTCATTCCACTGAATTAATTTATATAGATCTGCAAGATTCTGTATGATTTTTAATTTAAGTTCATTTATCCCAAGCTCTTCTATTTTTCTCATTATCATTTTTCTGGAACAGAATATTGGTGGTTTTTGTTGGCGCAAGATTGTATTTATACAACACAATCCTAATTGCACTGGTTGATTCTTAGACATTGCTGATTTATGCAAATGTAATATACCTTAGTAGTCGTAGATAATGTTAGTATAATAAATTTTTTATAATTCAATTTATTATATGAATTGGCTTATAATTTTGATAATCTGTTTTATAATTTGCGGTTTAATATATATTTTCTACCCTGTAAAAGAATCGATGCGCAGTAAACCCATACCAAAATTAAATATAGTTTTTTTAGGAGATTATATTCTACATGAACCCGAATCACAAAAATACCCTTCTATAAAGGAAATGTTTAAAGCAAAATTTCCATTAGCTAGTGTAAAATCGTTCACGTCCGAGTGTAAAACGCTTGAAAAATTTAAAAATGAAATTAGTAAAATGCCAAAGGTTAAGTATAATACTCCGAATACATACTTCTTTTTATCAGTTGGGTCAGGTGCTATACATAAAAATTTAATAAATTGTTCAAAAGTATATGATGTTAAACCAACACAAATGGATAGTGGAAAAAGATCAACCTGTTTATCAAGTAAACAGTTAAAAGAAGGTTGGATTACACAAATAAATATTCTTAGAAAGAAATTTGAAAAAGCAAAAATAATTATAATAGGAAGTTATTATCCCAAGAAAGGGGATAAAATTAAGATTTGTGGTCATAGTTTGGATTCCAATAATATGTTACATGAAAATATTGAAACATGGAATCAAGATATAACAGAATATATCAATAAATATAATCAGGGATACAACGCAAAAAACAATGAAATAAGCTTTATTTCATTGGAAAATGTTATAAATTCAGATAAAGATCTTGAAAAAGATGGAATTACAATAAAACCTAAATCTGTGAAAAAATTAGCAAAGATTTTATTTCATGAAATCAAATAGTGGGTACATATTCCCATCTCAATTCATAGCAAATTTTTTTCCAGATTTCATCTTGTTCTATTCTTTTTACTGGATCTTTTAACATTGGAAAAAATGGCAGGAATTGTGTTTCTCCTAATAACTCGCACATTTTGTATAAAACATAATAGTAATTAAGAAAGTTGACACGATCATCCGGGCAGTGTTTAGCATATGGTCGTTGAATATCCATAAATAAACTGCATAGTTTATCTTCCAATTCTGGGCTCATAATTGGAGGTTTAATTCCTAATTTATCTTTAATAAATGGTATATGTTCATAATATTTATTATAGCCTAATTTTTTAAGAATATCTTTAGCTTTTCTATTTGTCATTTGTTTTAAACTAATCCTTTCTTTTTTTATTTGAGCTTTAATACTTATAAGAACTTCATCTGGAATTTGTGTGGTTTCTTTTGCTTGAAATTGAGCAAGTATTTCACGAAAATGATTAATTCTTTTATACGCATAAAAACATACCTCTTTAGGGGGTTCTTTATAAGAAGGTTTTTCATGTTCAACTAAATAAGAAAATCTATTACCGCATTTCTTACAAATTAAAACACCTTCGTAATCGACCGAAATCAATTCGCCTTTACATCGATTACATACATCATGTTTAGTGGTATATTGAGAAATATCAAAAAATGATTCATCCATATTAGTAAGATATTTTTGGATTGACGATAGTTCCTCTGTTTTTTTATTTGAATTTTCATTTTTATTTTTATCAAAAAATGAATGTAGTATTCTAGTTTTATTTTTTCCTTTTGACATTTTCTTTTTCTTTTCAAAATAGTCGAACACATGTTCTGCATTATCTAATAAATAATTTTTCTTTTTTTTTTTATTTATTTTTATATCTATTCTAATTTGTCGCAATTGATCTTCTAATTCTAATTTATCTTCGATATTTAGATTGGTTGTTAATTTAGCTTTAATCATTTCTTTTTTTTGTAATAATGCAGGTAAAACGGTTAGCTCCGCTGATTTAAACTCTTCCATTTTTTCATGATGTTTACTATCGACAGTGACATTATTTTTTGTCTTTTTCCCAATTTTCTTCGTTGCTTTGGGTTTGAAAGCCGGCATATATAGAACTATTAATAAACTATTTAATTTACTTTTTCAACAAATCTTCTTTTGTGTAGAAATAACTAATCTCTTTTCTCTCCAGTTAACAATGGATATTCATGTAAATGACTGTCAGGAAACCACAATTGATCCTATAAAGTTACATAAAATGGTGTTTTTATACAATGCTTTAGAAAATGGATGGACTATCAAAAAAAATAATAATGCATATATTTTTACTAAAAATCATGAAGGTAAAAAAGAAGTATTTTTGGATGATTATCTCAAAGGATTCATGAAGGAGAATTTTGATATGAAAAAAATTTTAGACAATTAATTCGATTAATTAATCGTTTTTTCGTAAAATTTTTTTCTTTAGCAATATTATAACAGAATGGGAGGAGGATTAATGCAACTCGTAGCCTACGGCGCACAAGACGTCTATTTGACCGGTAACCCACAGATCACTTTTTGGAAAGTGACCTACCGCAGACACACTAACTTCGCAATGGAATCTATTGAACAGACCTTTAACGGCCAAGCCGATTTCGGTCGCCGTGTGCAATGCACTATCTCCAGAAATGGTGATTTAGCATACCGCACTTACCTTCAGGTAACTCTTCCAGAGATTGGGCAAGATTCTTGCTGCAATCCTAAAGAGTGCGCAAAGGTTTATGCTCGCTGGTTGGACTACCCAGGTGAGCAGCTTATCTCTATGGTTGAGGTTGAGATTGGAGGCCAGCGCATCGATCGCCAATATGGTGACTGGATGCACATCTGGAACCAACTTACCCTTACCGCTGAGCAAGAGCGTGGATACAATAAAATGGTCGGGCAAACAACCCAGCTTACTTACTTAGTTGACCCTTCGTTCGCTGATGTTGACTCTGCCTGTGCCAACAACACTGTCCCTGCAGCAGTATGCGCCCCTCGCAATGCTTTGCCTGAGACTACCTTGTACGTACCACTTCAGTTTTGGTTCTGCCGTAACCCAGGTTTGGCATTGCCTTTGATCGCACTTCAGTACCACGAAGTCCGTATCAACCTTGAGCTTCGTCCTTCGGATGAGGTTCTTTTCGCTGTCACCAGTCTTGATGGTAAAAATGAAAGTGCAGGAGCTGTATCTGCCGGTACATCGGTCAAGGATGCCGTTTCTTACCAGAAATCCCTTGTTGCTGCTTCGCTTTACGTTGATTACGTTTTCCTTGATACGGATGAGCGTAGACGTATGGCCCAAAATCCACATGAGTACCTTATCGAACAGCTTCAGTTCACTGGAGATGAATCCGTTGGTTCTTCATCCAATAAGATCAAACTTAATTTCAACCACCCTTGTAAGGAGTTGATCTTTGTTGTCCAGCCTGACTCCAATGTTGACTACTGCTCTTCATTTTTGAGTGGAACACACCTTAATGCCGCATTGGGTGCTCAGCCATTTAATTACACTGATGCCCTTGATGCTCTTGTTAACTCTATCGCTGCTTTCTCCGGACCAGCTGGCGTTTACCTTGATTCAAATGGTCAGGCAGATCCAAATGGCGCCTTTATTGATCAGACCAATGGTGGTATGTTCCAGGATCCTGGAGCTGATACTAATCATTCTGTTGGCATCCAGTGGGGTGAAGCATTCGGCCCACAGCAGCCAATGGCATGGGACGATCCTCAGTACAATGCTGATGGCACGGGGGGTGACTGCTTTACACCAAGTTGCAAAACTTGGTCACCAACCTGCACTGCCCCTGCAATGAACATTCCATTCCCAGTTCAGCAGATCCCTGACTCTGGTGTTTCGGATGCCGGCGCCTTCGTTCTTGCGGAGACCGCTCTTAACTTGCACTGCTGGGGACAAAACCCTGTGGTTACTGCCAAACTTCAGCTTAACGGACAAGATCGCTTTTCTGAGCGTGAAGGTACCTACTTTGACCTTGTTCAGCCATACCAGCACCACACTCGCAACCCAGATACCGGAATCAACGTTTACTCGTTCGCACTCCGCCCTGAGGAGCACCAGCCATCTGGAACTTGCAATATGTCCAGAATTGACAACGCTACCTTGCAGCTTGTCCTTTCCACCAATGCTATTGGAGGAGATGCCACCGCTAAGGTCCGTGTCTACGCTACCAACTACAATGTCCTTCGTGTCATGAGTGGTATGGGTGGTCTTGCATACAGTAATTAAGTTAATTTTTGTTACCATTTATGGTGTCAAATTTTGATTTTAATATATTAATTTAATAAAAATCATATAATTTATAAAATTTTATGATTATTTTCACAAAGAAAATTATTATACGCATTTAATATATATGAATAATGGTCTTATTTTAATAGCTGTATTGCTCATTGTCCTTATTTACTTTGTTATGCAAATACCTAGAAAACACACCAATCATAAATCAGAAGTTGTTTATGTTAATCGACAGTATCCAGTATGGAATATTCCAACCGGTTTGGCTAGACCTTTGAGACGATCATGGGGATGGGGTCCTCGATTTAGAAGGGGATATGGTCCGCGTCACCGTCGTAGATTTCATTTCTAAAAATATCCTTATATATTATAAATGAGCTTTGTTGATGCATTAATAATATTAGTTTTAGTATTGATTCTTATTGTAATTGTTTATAACCTTTTTGCCCACGGTAGAGATTTAGCGATATTTCCACGGCGAAAACACCACCGAAATAAAAAAAGACGAGAAGAAGACTATTATCCCGGATCAATAGAAGATGACTATGATTCTGACTATGATTCTGACTATGATTCTGACTATGATGATCCCTCGTCAAATGTCAGAAAAAATAAACACAGAACTAAAAATAAACAACATAAAATTAATCCAAGTCATGTAGCAGATTATGTATCTAGTCATATGCCCGTGCAATAAGTAATAAAAAAATTGAATCTAATATATTTTGTAATTTGATTACAAACTACATTAACAATTATCAACTATCCATATGATGGGAGCATTATGTTTTAAACAACAAAGTACACCGTACAGAAAAATGTCTGATTTAAAATCCAAAGAAAATATAGAAATGCGCAAATTAAATGACAACTTTTATTCTATTACGCGAAGGGGTAAACGTTGGTCAAAAAAACAAATAAAATTGCTAGAAAAATACGTAAATTATAAAATGTTCTTACCCATTCCTCGTGATTTTGTAAGAGAAGCCATTTTCGGAACCCAAGATCCAGACGAAAAAGAGTATTATAATTCACCTCCTAAATTTATACTACTTAATTTTGACTCTAAAAATGGTAAAAGACAATCGTTGAGAGGACTAGCGTCAGTATCCACCGATGGCATTGGAGAGGAACATACTTATCCGCATAACGGAATGCCTGCCTTAGAATTCAAATACTATACTTTAGAAATTATCGGCAATATTTCACTTCGAGGAAAACCCTCTTCCGCTGTAAAAGAAAGACACGGTGTTAAAGTCAAAAGTGGTAAAGATATGTTGGATTGTCTGAAAAGAGTTGGTATAAAGGGCGGTTATCAATATTTAAAATTAAATGCTATGGAAAATGTAATTGGATTTTACTGGAAATATGGATGGAGATTTCATGAATTCCCAGCTACACAACGTGATTGTAGTCATAATATAGTCGCTGAAAGAGTTGAAAAACTTAATACAGTTAACAAACTCATAACACCGGCAAAATATACAGAACACGACGAAATAAGAAATCAACTCCTGACAAAATACTTCGATCGTTATCTGGAAGATTATTATTGTGTTCAGACTTTAAGTAGAGGCAATACAAGAGGAGAAGATTATGAAAATTATGAAATCCCAGACACTTTAACATATAAAAGATGGGACATGCGTTTTCAAGGATACCCTATGTATTGGCAATGTAAATAAATCATTGTGTGTATAAAATTGAATAAATTTTAAAAACTTTTTGTTTTAACACACAATATAACCATGAATATAGGAACGCATATCCACAAATCAGGTAGTTTTATTAGATCCTTACGAGCATTCTATGAAACCAAACCCGAAAATCTAACCAAGCCAGTTCAACTATTTTCCGGATCACCAAAATGGTGGAGAAGACCTGGAGTCACTTTGACAGACTATAATGAAACCAAAACATTTATAACTGAAAATAATCTAAATGTATTTATTCATTCACTGTATTTAGTAAATTTATGCTGGGCACCAATAGATTTCAGAAAAAAAGCACTTCCCTGTCTACAATGGGAATTTAATAACGGAATGCATATGGGATTTAAAGGCGTCGTAGTGCATTGTGGAAAATCCTGCAAAATGGATATTGGAGAAGCTCTTGATAATATGTACAATAATTTGATTACAGTTTTGAAAAGTGTTTCAACAAGTTGTCCTTTGCTGCTTGAAACAACATCTGGACAAGGGTCTGAGACGTGTTGGCAGTTTGAGGAATTAAAAAAATTCTATAAAAGATTTACAGAAAAAGAAAAACAAAAAATTAAAATTTGCATTGATACATGTCACGTATTTGCTGCTGGTCACGATCCTATTAAATTTATTTTGGATTGGGATTCAGAATTTCCAGAAAGCATCGTTTTAGTACATTTCAATGATTCGAAAGGAAAGTGCGATTGTAAAAAGGATAGACACGAAAGGCCAGGGAAAGGTGAAATTGGTCTTGAAAAAATGTGCTTAGTAGCTGCTTGGTGTTTCGAAAAAAATATACCAATGGTAATGGAATAAAATGCTTATAATAATTTAGTAAATAATCTAAATAATTATATTAACGCTTTCTTTTACGTCTTCGCTTTCTTTGAACCTTTCTGGTTCTTTTTCTATGAAGCTTCTTTCTGCGATGAGTCTTCGCCCTGCGAGTGCGAGTGCGTTTGCGCTTTCCACGCGATTTGCGTTTACGAGATCCTGTCATATAACCTGGCATTATATATTAAGTAAATATAATAAATTTTTTTTATTCTTTATAATAAATGATTCTTTATATTTTCATTATTTTAGGTCTTATAGGATTTATATTGACTGAAATTAATCGACAACAAAGACCTGTTTACAAATTTGTTAGCTATTATAAAAATTTTCCTATAATAATTATGGGCTTGCTAAATAGTATTTATAAATCTATTGATAATAATTGCATATTTGAGTATAAAAATTTAACCATTCATAAGAAACTATGTGCTAATCATGATAAACTACTAGATGAATTTAATAGAAATTATTCAAAATATAAACTAATTAATCCAGGTGTTTTTTCAAACGAATTTCATGAAACAAATAATAAATATGGTTATTTTAACATTAAATACTATGGTAATGTTAATGAAGATAAGTTTCCTTTGCTTACAAAATTAGTTGATGATGATAATATTTATACTTGTTTTTATAGTATTATTAAGGGCAAAAAGAAAATACCCGAACACAGAGGTCCTTATGCAGGAATTTTAAGATATCATTATACACTTTTTAGTAGTAACGATATTAAAGATTATCTTAAAGTTAAAGGTGATAATAAACTATTTTGGAGAGAAAAGGACGGGTTTTTATTTGATGATACACACTTTCATGAAGTACAAAAGAAAAGTACAGGGTTTAGAGTTGCATTGATAATTGATATTAAAAGAAAACTACCCTTTATTTTAGATAAGTTGAATGTCTTATTTTTAAATTTTATATCAAATACTGAATATGTAAATTCTAGTAGAAAAAAACTTACAATGAAATTGAAAAAAAAAATCAAATTATATAATACATGAAGAATCTTGTAGCAGCCTTACTTCTTATATTTATTTTCCCTATTTCAGGCATTAGTAAAATAACTAATTTTAATGCAACTACACTGGGAATGAAAAATATGATAAATTTGAAATTCTTACCAACTATCTTTTTTAAATTAGCTATTTTTGGAGCTATAATAATTGAATTTATATCTCCTTTGATC